AAGAACCCTGCTAGATCAGTCATCCATTCCTCATAAGTCTGCTGAGGATTAGGCTTTGCTAGTAAGTCCAGAATAGGATTGTTTTCTACTTGATTAAACATTTGCGCTTTAAGCTGCAAAGTCCGCATCTTAGCAGTTGCACCCTCAGCCATTGACATATTCTGGAATATCTTTAGATCCTTTTTAGTTACGCCCTCTTTTACTTCGTATAGGCAATAAGCGCATTCAGCTATCTTCTTAGATATAATATCAATGCAGGTATAGATGTCGGCATTTTTCTTAAATCCCTCGTCTACAAATTTTACTTTGTCCTCAAAGTCAACTATAACCTGATTATTGCCAATCCAACCAAATACATTCTGGTTGTATAGGTTAGCCGTTATCTGTTGCTGAAGTCCAGGCATTAACGCCTCTAACTGAGTAGTAGCTGCCTTTTCTATATCAGCTTTAAATATTTTAGAAAATACGCCCATTTTAGTTCCAATCAAATGAATATTCTTGTTTAATCTTAGATGCTAACTTATTTAAAGCCACGTAACGCAACGGATCTATTAAGTGGTTAAAAGCATCAATAGGCTCATTAAGCATCCTGCCTGTCTTATCTTTTTTCCAAATGTAACTAAATAATTCCTTTTTAAAGTTATGGCTATTAGCGGTAATATTTATTTTATATCTTTTAAGGATGTCAATGCCTTGCTTTATCGAGTCTGGTCCTTTCATTGCACCATGAATGTTAAATCCCTCAGCGTATATTTCCTGTATTGATTTAGGCTCTGCTGAGTCTGCTATGATCTCCTGATCTTCTGTGACGCCAAAATCTCTAAGCTTTCTGCATATATCCATGTTAGTTAATCTGGTTTCATAACACATCTCATTAACCCATAATTCGCCACTAGATTTGTAAACCTCTATTATGCCTGTCGGATCGTTAGTAAAACCAAAGTCAATCGCAAATGCAATTAGATCAGCTTCCTCTGGTATTTTTTCACATATTGCCCAGTTACGGAATATAACGCCCTCAATCTTACCGGTCATGCCTCTGGCATATACTCGCCAGAGTTCTAAGTCTAAATCTTTTATAGCCTCTATTCTTTCATGATCTTGATCTGATAGGAATGGATTGTGCCTATGATCTGATATAATTAACTTTGTATCTGGCTGACCGATTAGCTTAGTATGCGCCCAAAACTCATTTGTAGGGTTGTAGTCAATGTATATCTGATTCTTTGTCCTTATTGCTAATTGCCAGTAAATCTGATAGCTTATACCATTAGCCTCATTCACAAAAAGGTAGTCACGCTTACCATTCTTAGCTGATTGCTCATTCTCGAATGATACAAACTCAATAAGCGATCCGTTCTTAAAGTAGATTATGCGCTCAGTCTTATTCCAGAACTTTAGTTGAGATTGTAGATATTTGTTATCTGCAAAGATATTTTCAGCATCCCGGTAAGCACCTTTACGCAGGTTAGGCAATGATTCACCGGCTACTGTTATAACTGACCTCTGCTCTGTTATTGCTTTATAAAATAGCAGTTGCATAATAGAATAGGTCTTGCTAGAAGATGTGCCACCTTGATTAATTAATACCTTTTCTTTTGATTGGTATATATCATAAAATAAAGGCGAACATTTAAACATTTTCTATATCGTTCTCTGAATGCGCTAAAGGCGGAGCAGTATTATAGATGACAGGAGCTGGAATATTTAACAATAAATCACCATCAATAGAAACTTCCTGCCTAGGCTTGCTCCAACGATATTCAAAAAATAGTTTTATAAATTCATACTTACCTAACTCTACACCCTCTTGCAATGCCTGTAAGGCTACATCATCCATTGGCGATAATCTTTCTATCAAAGCTAATTCACTAGCCTTAGTAGGTCTCCCTTGACCTGCACGGATGCCTCCACGACCATTTGCCATACTCTTTGTTTTTATTTGTTTAAACAAATGTAAAAAAATCTTATAACTTAGTAATTTTCATGTAATTAACTTTAAAATTATTTATTAATGTGGCGTTCATATAAATGTAAATTATTAGAAAAATGATAATACCATCCTATTTTTAAGTTTAATTTTTTTGCAATAAGTTCTTGAAGTTTACTAAAACAATATTGATCATTACAAAAACCAAACCATAAGTCATTTGAACGCATTAAAACACTCATATTTAATTTATCATCTATTATATTAAAAACTATATTTAATGTGCAAGGAGTGTCATAACTGTGTAATTTATGCTCTTTACCATCATATATAGTTAAAACAGCTCTTCTTGAGTTTTTATTTTTAATTAATTCATTTATTACAAAATCAAGTTGATTATTTCTATTCCATTGATAACCATAATTTGAATTTACAATGTCATTACCATTATGCATTGTGTCCCAAATTTTAGCGTGCTTTTTTAACTCACTAACAGATCTATTTTTAGATAAATACCAAAGCCATTCAATTTCTGCGTATGAGTTTTTCCAATTTCTAAAATTAGAATTAATTAAATTATCTAATGGATTATTTATATAAAAACCAACATTATATAAAGCTAATGTATTTTCTTGTTTTAGTCCTTCTTGATTAATCTTAATATAAAGATTCTCAAAAGCTTCTTGAGCATTATTAAATTGTATCATTGTTTTTTATAAAAGTTCCATTAAACATTTTACCTTCTCTATTTTTTATTACGTTATATGCAGAATTAATACATTCTTCAATTTTATAACCTTTTAATGCTGCTAAGTTAGTTAAAACCACAACACAATCTCCAATGGAATCAATAAATTCTTCATCGTCGTTATTTAATATAGATTTTGATAGTTCTCCGGCTTCTTCAAAAAGTTTAATGCATTGAGTTTTAGGATCTCCAGATATTAAAATACCTTTTTCTTTTGCCCAAATTCTAATTATTTCAAATTCATTTTTTAGTTCCATGGTCTTTCTGATTTAATTGATTTTTTATTTAAATTATGATTAATTTCTCCTGCTACATTCCAAAATAGTTCTCCTTCTTTAACGTATTCCCAAACTTTAGCATCGTAGTTTTTAGCACTAGGAAAAGGTGGTAATATTAAACTATCTTGACTAAAATCTCTATAATGAGATATTAAATTTGCTCTACCTTTTTCTCCATCTTTTATATTTCTAGATACTGCAACACCATTAGCAATAGCATTAGGCCAAGCTATCTGCAATGCTCTATTTAATACTCCTGTTGAAAAAGCAGTCCAAAATGATTTAGGTTCTTCTATTTCTGTTGCTACTTTTATTATCATAGCCGTAACTAATCTATGTCTTAATCCCAAAGGTATAAATAATGCTTTGTTTTTTTCCGCGTAATTTTTAGCTATTATATTAAGATTCGGCATTGCAGCTATTCTATGAAAATAATAATCACAACCATTTTCAATACAAAAAGCTTGGTGATCAGATATTTCTTTTGATGATGGCATAAACAAAACAAGTTTTTTATTATATTTTTTGCATAATTCGGTTAAAGACACACCGGCAAATCCAAATCTTGGTTGAACATAAACTATAGTATCTTCTTTAGTAGAAGCAACTAAATATTCGGCAGCCCTAGCTTTAGAACCAACATTTAATAAATCTTCTCTAACAACTATTCTACCATTTATATTTTCAATTACAGGTTTTTTAAAACTGCTTTTAAAGTTTTTTACCATATCTAAATATTCTTGCTTTGAATACAAACAATCTTTATTTATTTCTGAAGTTGTAATTGAAAACTTTTGTATTGATCTTGGTTCCATATTTTTTTTAGAATTGAATTATTTGTGTAAGTTTTACCATTGTTTTTTTGAATATGATATTTTGATTGATAATCTAAAAAATATCTAACAACATCGCAATTTCTAGAATCTTCGCAGTCTATTGGTTTTAAAGAATACCTATCTGATTGAAATCTTAAAACATCATTTATGTAATCAAACTCAGAAACTTTCTTATTTATTTTAGGAAAAATAGTTTTTATACACTTTGTAGCATTTGTGCCTGCATATACTAAACCATTAGGATTAACATAATTAGGGAAATATTCTGATAAATCAGCTGCAAAAGCAGTTAAAACAAAATTTTGTTTTTTAAATCCTTGATTATTTAACCAATTATTTCCTAAATCAGTAACTTGGTAAATATCTAGTTTTTGTTTTTTAACTTGATTATATAATGATGTGATAAATTTTATTGAATATTCTAAAATAAATTTTTTTAAATGATTAGAAGTTTGATTTTCAAAAGAAAATTGAGGTAATAAATAACCTTTATTATCAGTGAAAGGTTTATTTATATTTTTTAAATCATTTAACCATTCTTCATGTTTAAATTTGTTATTTAACAAGGAATTAATAATCCAAAAATTACCAAAGCCGTGTGTTCCTTTAAAAGTAGAAAATAAATTATTTGTTTTAGGTTTGTAATTAATTCCTGAACCGCATAATCTGAAAAGATAAAACAAAATAAACCAGTCTAATTCATTTTCTATAAAACAATTTATAAAGTTTATTCCGTTTCCTTTAACATCATTTTCTTTATTCCAAATAGCTTCTGTAAATGAACAAAAA